ATCGTGTCGGTCGCGTTCGTTGTGGAGTCAGCCGCACAAATGTGGGAGGAAGTAGTGCGCATCATGCACGACCAAACCGTAAAACTTGCAGTCACCCCATCGCTAGAAATTCACTGTCCCCCAGACTTGCGACGTCGGATGCAAATCGTCGGTTACGCCGAACTACTCAAATGGACTGCAGCTTGTCGAGCCATGATCGTTGAGGATCGCGTCCACCACACTGGCGACATCGCATTGGCTGAACATTTCGCTCGAAGCGTCGCCGTAAAAACGAACGGCTCCATAGTTCTCAGTTCGCAAAAGTCACCCGGGCCCATTGAGTTGGCGCGTTGTGCAGTGTGGGGAATCATGCTCGCGTCCAAACCAGTGCGGTCCAACAAAGCCGCTTTTGCTTTCGGCTGAGGGTACTTAACACGGACCAAAATCTGTGAGAGAATCGGAGTAATGGCTCTTTTCGGTAGCAAGAAAGTGAACGCAACCCCCGCTTTCGCGTCTGCTCCCGTACAAGCCGCCGCAGGTGCGGCAGCGCAGGTGGGCGAGTTCTACACATACTCTGTCGGGGAGTTGCAAAGACTCGCCCTATCTGTGCCAACCATTGCGCGTTCCGTTCAGATGATCGCGTCAATGGTCGGATGCTTAGAACTCAAGCATTACACGACCCAGTGGACTGGCGAGGAATACGAGGAAATCTATTTGGAGAACGAATCGTGGATGGATCAGCCCGATCCGCGCGTCACTCGAAACTTCATTTTCTCACAACTCGTAACGGACCTCATTCTGTGGGGTCAAGGCTTTTGGTATGTCACCAGCCGATCCTCCGCGACGGGCCGTCCGCTTTCGTTTGAATGGCTCCCCGCCGCAATGGTCAGTCTGGGCGACCAGCAAACCGCACAGCGTTTCGGACCATCTAACGACATCATGTTCAACGGCATCCAACTGAACACTGACGACGTCATTCAGTTCTTGGCACCATCGCAAGGTTTGCTTTACACGGGCAACCGCGCAATCGCCACAGCGATCAAACTCCAGCAGGCATCAGATCGTTTTGCAGTCAACGAGATTGCCGCCGGGTGGCTTCAGCAGACCGACGCATCCGAGCCAATGTCAGCCGAGGACCTTTCTGAACTCGCAGCTGCTTGGCGCAACGCTCGACAAGTTGGTGCCATTGGCGCACTTAACAGCGTCGTGACATTCAAAGAGTTCTCCAGTGACCCGAACAAACTGCAACTGATTGAGTCGCGTCAATTCCAAGCATTAGAACTGTCTCGGGCCACTGGAATCCCCGCATACCTTTTGGGCATTGGCGTTCAGGGCTACACATACCAAAACGCACAGTCCGCACGACAGGACCTTTACTTGTTCGGCGCAAAACAATATTTGGATTGCATTGAACAGACTTTGAGCATGAACAACATTTTGCCGCGTGGCCGTTATGTTGAATTTGACATTGAGGACTACCTCGCCGAAAACGAACTAGCAAATGTTGCATACGAACCATCAGCAGACGAACGCAGATCAGAGGAAATGGCATGATTCGACTAACAGCCGATCTACCCACATTGGATTTCGCTAAATCGGACAGCGACGCACCCGCAAGCATTTCGGGCATTGCAGTTCCGTGGGCTCCAGTTACCGCAACCGTTTTGGGCGGTCAGCGTGTCGCTTTTGAGCGAGGTGCTTTTGATGTCAATCAGAAAGCCGCCAAACTTATTGAGGGCCACGACTTGACGCAGTTACGCGGAACCGTTAACGCTCTTGCCGATTTTGACGAGGGCCTCGGCTTCACGGCAACGTTTGCTCGTACTCGTGCATCAGCGGACGCCGTAGAACTCATCCGCTCTGGTGCTTACGATGCGGTATCCGTAGGAGCCGAGGTTCAAGAGTCGTACTACGACAAAGAACTAAAAGCCACCGTCGTGACTCGCGCTTCACTTGTCGAATTGTCATTGGTCGCCGTTCCAGCGTTTTCGGGCGCAGAAATACGCGACCTCGTTGCTCAAGCCGACGAACCCGACGAAACAGAAATCCCAACAGAAACAACCCCACCAACACCATCCGAGGAGGATGAAACCATGTCAGAACCAACAAGCGTTGAAGCCGCAATCGCGACTCAACCGATCTATGCAACCGCCAAGCGCGAATTCAAATTGCCGTCAGCGGCCGAATACATTTCGGCTTTTGTTCGCGGTGGTCACGACTTCGCACAAATGAATGACAACATCCGAGCCGCCGCTCCTGACGTCATCACCAGCGACATCCCCGGTGTAATCCCAACGCCGATCATCGCCCCGGTCTACAACAACTTCCAAGGCCGTCGCCCGTTGATTGATGCAACTGGCGTTCGCAACATGCCGCAGTCAGGCGCGATTTTCATCCGTCCCGTCGTGACAACCCACAACAGCATTGGCACCGCCACACAGAACACCACGATCACCGCTTCGGCTTTCGTAGTTGATGACGTGCAGATCACCAAGACCATTCAGGGTGGTTATGTTGAGATCAGCGAAGCATCGTTGGATTGGTCACAGCCTGAAGTTCTCGGCGCATTGCTTGACGACATGGCTCGCGTTTACGCAGACCGCACCGACTTGCTCGCTTGTTCGGAACTCGTCAGCGGAACCACCAACAGCAACAACTTTGCCAACGCATCAATCACCGATCCTGCCGAATGGGTTCGCTGGATGTATCAGGCCGCCGCAGACATCTTGACTGGCTCAAATGGCAACTTGCCGTCCGCTCTGGCAGTGTCGCCAAATATTTTCCAGTACCTCGGCCAACTGGTTGACGGTTCGGATCGTCCGTTGTTCCCACAAGTGGGCCCGATGAACGCATACGGCACCATGACACCCGGTTCAGATTCCGCTGTCGCTTTCGGACTTCGCCTTGTCGTTGACCGCAACCTCGGCGCAACCGACATGGTCATCATGGACCCAACTGGCATTGAATGTTGGGAACAGCAGAAGGGCGCAATCAGCGTTGAACAGCCTTCGCAGTTGTCGCGTCAAATCGCCTTCCGTGGCTACTTCGCCGCCAAGGTTATTGACCCGTCCAAGAGCATCAAGGCCTCTTTCGTCTGATAGACGAAAACTTCGAGAGGATCTGAATCATGGCCGTATTTACCGTCACTCACGCCCAGCGTGTAGACGACTACGCCGTGATTCAGACCCTTGAGGCCACAGACATCACAATCGGTCAAACGATCGTAGTTGCAGGAGTAGGAAACGATTTCAATGCGACTTACATCGTTCAGGCTGTTCCTACTTTTCTGTTCGTTGGTATCGGCGTACAAGGTGATTTCATTTTTGATTATGAAGTCACCATCACGAATCAACTACTTGTCAAATCAAACTTCGACAATTATCCGCGATCTGCAGCGACTGGAACCGTAACTTGGACCCAGAGTTGCAGTTGGACCACAACGGCGGCCGTTCAAGAGTTTCTCGGTATTTCGTCCGCAACTGCTAACGACACTGCGTTTCTCACTACTTGTGTTGCGGCCGCGAACGCATGGTGCTTTAAGCGTCGAGTGCAGGCTGGTTACCACGACAGTCTCACGACCGTCCCTGATGGCTCAGTGCTATTAGGAACCACGCTTTATGCGGCAGGGCTTTACCGTGAACGCGGAACAACTGGAGATAGTTACGCATCGTTTGGTGACATGAGCGGACCACCGTTAATGACGTTGGGTCGCGTTAACCAGTTGCTCGGCGTTAAGAGATCGCAGTGCGCTTAACATGGCAGGCATTTTCACAGACGCGATCAACCATGTCGCCGCATCACTCACCGCGCTCGGACTCAAACCTGTCACCGATCCACGCAACGCACGACCGCTCACAGTCTTTATTGAGTTGCCGTCGTTTGAATCGTTCGGCGCAAACCCAACATCCAAAGTTTCCGACGTCACAATCACTATTCGAATCCTCGGTGCGCCACCCGGCAACCAAGATTCCAGCGACTACATCCTCCAAATTTGCGACACAATTCTCGGGTCAGACATTGCAGTCATCTCGGGACAACCATCCATCGCAACGATCGGGTCTCAAGACCTCCCCTGTTACGACCTAACCATCAAACTCACAGCGACACGCTAACTAGAAAAGGAAAAACATCATGGCAATCGTTTACCAAGGCTCAGGACAACTCACTGTGGCCACTCATAACATCAGTTTAAACTGCTCGTCAATTACCCTTGAGGTGGGCTACGACTCGCTTGAGAGCACGACGATGGGGGCTACCGGGCACAAATTCGTGGCTGGGCTCCAAAGCGTGTCATTGTCAGCGACCGTGCTGCTTGAATACGGGTCGGGCAGTGTTGAACTTGAATTGCACGACCTTATTGGCGACGGCGACACCACTGTCGTCGTTTCACCAGACACAGGCGTCGCGACCGCGACCAATCCGACCTTCACCATCACAAACATGATGATCTCGTCGTATATGCCAGTCTCAAGCACTGTTGGCTCACTTGACACCATGACCCTCACGGGCACTGGTGGCACTTGGGTTCGCACCGTCGCCTGATCTAACCAACACAAACAAAGGACCCCGACATGATTGGCATGACGTTACGAGTAGAGATGCTCGACGGAGAAACACACGAAGCACCGATTACTTACGGTGTGGCGTGTCGCTGGGAGGACCACCATCCTCAACTCTCCGTCGGGCAGTTCTTAGAAAACATGAAATTCAAAGCGTTGGCTTGGTTGGCATGGGACGCGGTCCGCTCAAGTGGTGTGGTCGTTGAACTGTTCCCCAAGTGGATTGAAAAAGTAGGGGACATCACGTTTGTCCCAAAAGAGAAACCAAAGCAGGACGCGCAGTCAACTTGATAGCGCAACTGGCGTTGCGGACAGGCATCAGTCCATTGGATTTGATGGAGTGCCCAGCGTCAGTTGTGGATGAGATGGTTCGCTTGCTGGTTGAGGAAAACGAGAAAGCGAAACACAAACGATGAGTCTGGGAATTGATCTAAAGCCAACTGGCCTGAAAGAGGCTTTGCGCACAATCAATTCCATTGACCCTAAATTGCGTCGTGCTTACGGCAAAGAGATCCGTGAACTAGGAAAAGTTGTTGTTGACGCGATCACACCGTTGGTTCCGTCGTCTGCTCCGACTAGCGGAATGGATGGTCCGTGGCGTACCGGGTGGAAAGGCGGTCAGACCAAGAACGTTGTGGTCAAGACCAACACTCGAAAAGCCCGCAAACGAAACATTGCTCAAGGTGCCCAATATGAAACCATCGGCACGATCACTGTCGGCACAAAAGGTGCGGCTCTTGCGATCACCGACATTGCAGGCAAGGGCCCGAATAGGACTCGAAACCGAAACGCAAAAAGGGCACGACCTAACTTTGCTGGACTGTTGACTTCAAGTTTTGGTCGCGGGCCGTCCCGCATGATTTGGGCTGGTGGAGAAAAGGCGATTCCAGATTTTGAAAGAGCCCTTCAGCCATTGGTGAAACGGATAATCTTTGAAGCGAACCAAGAACTGATGAAGGTGAACCGCTAATGGCAATCAACATTCCGATCATTAGCGAGTTCTCCGATGCTGGAGTCAAAGCCGCCAAAGCCGCGTTTGCTAACTTCAAAACTGCTGTCGCTGATGCCGAGGGTGGCATGGGCAAGTTTAAGGCTGGCTCAAAAGTCGCTTTGGATGCTGTCGCCGCTAACGCTGGTACTTTTGCGCTCGCCGCTGGTGCCGCAATCGGTAAGTTTGTTGCTGACGGAAT